GACCTAACTATGACGGATTGCGACGTTGATCGTGGCGACAGGAGGGGGTGGTCGACCAGGGGTACCCCCGGCGCGGCGCGCGTCACCACACATGGTCCCATGCTGGGGCCGACTGCGACGAGTTTTTGAAAGTTAGCTTGGTGGTCCCCGCACTCCCGCCGAGCGGCGGGGTAGTGCGGACCTCTCTCTGCGCTGCCCCGCTCCCAGAGGTACTATGGCAAAAGCATCACCGCGAACTGTGCAGAATGTTACAATTCCGTACACTCCGCGTCCGTTACAATTAGGATTCCACGAAGGGGCCAAGCGCTTTAACGTCGCGGTCTGCCATCGCCGGTTCGGCAAGACCGTGATGGCGATTAACCATCTGCTTCGCGACATCCTTCTCTGCCCCCATCCACGCGCACAGGGGGCGTACATTGCGCCGACTTATACGGCAGCGAAACGAATAGCATGGGCGTACCTTCGCGAGTACGCAGGCGTCATACCGGGGGTTAAATTCAACGAAGCGGAACTTCGCTGCGACCTACCAGACGACCGCCGCATATATTTGCTGGGGGGTGATAGCGCGGATGCGCTGCGGGGTTTGTTCCTCGACAGCGTCGTCCTTGATGAATATGCGGATATGAACAGTCGCCTTTATCCGGAGGTGATCCGCCCTGCCCTTGCGGACAGGTTAGGCAAGTGCCTCTGGATTGGAACGCCTCGCGGCGACAATCAGTTTAAGGAGATTTACGACTACGCCCTGGAGCAACAGGGGGACGGCAACGAAGATTGGTTCACGATGCGCTTCAAGGCATCGGAGACGGGCATCCTGCGTGAAGCTGAACTGGAAGCCGCTCGTCAGACGATGGATGAGAGCCAGTATCAGCAGGAGTTTGAATGTAGTTGGTCAGCGGCATTGGTCGGCAGCTACTACGGTGCGGCGTTAGATTTAGCGGAAACCGACAATCGGGTAACGAGTGTTCCGTTTGATCCTAATCTAAAGGTATCGGTCAGCTTCGACTTAGGCGTTGCAGACAGCACAGCAATCTGGTTCAGCCAGGAGTATCAAAGAACGGGCGAAGTCAGGCTGATCGATTACTACGAAGCCAGCGGCGAGGGGCTGCATCACTATGTGCGGGAGTTAAACAACCGCCCTTATCATTATGAGCGGTTTTATTTCCCGCACGACATCATGGTCCGTGAGTTGGGCAGCGGCAGCAGCCGGTATGAGATGTTGCTAGGCTTGGGCGTGCGCCCAACGGTCGTTGCGAAATTGAAGGTGCAGGACGGCATCGAAGCGGTGAGGTCTTTACTGCCCCGCTGCTGGTTTGACCGCAAGCGCTGCGCGCAGGGTCTGAAGTATCTGCGGGCGTATCACCGGGCATGGGATGCGCGCAAGAATGATTGGCGGGATCGTCCTAACCACGATCACAGCAGTCATTCGGCAGATAGTTTCAGATATCTGGCGGTTGGTTTGCGCGATGTGGATGAGGACAACAGCATCAAGATGATGTCCCGCACGCAACGCATGGGCGACGGGCGTCCGGTAATTATGACGGATTATGCCGACAGTTTCGCTTGAGCCGTTAACATATGCTGACGCTGCTTTTGTCGCGCGAAGGCTACGGGAATGGGACGCCAGGGAAATCATGCCGCTTATACGCGGCGGTGCGGAGGATTTGGCGCTTATTGCGGCGTCAAGTCATTACGGTCGTGCGGCGTTGTATGACGGGGAGCCGGTAGCTGTCTTCGGCGGATCAGAGGTAACGCCAGCGTTATGGCAGGTATGGAGTTTTGCAACAGACAAGTGGCCGAAAGTGGCTTTGTCGGTAACGCGACACATTAAAAATGAAATGATTCCAACTTTTATTAAAGCTGGGGCCAACCGTGGCGAGTGTCGTTCGCACGCAGATTACAAGTGGGCGCATCGTTGGTTGCAAACTTTGGGCGCGCATCAGGAAGCAGAGTTCAAAGAGTATGGGCCGCAGCGTGAGACGTATCTTCTCTTCGCTTGGCGCAGATCGTTTTACGAGGATTAAAAATGTGTATGTTCTCAAGTCCAAGCCCGCCGCCGCCACCCCCACCGCCACCACCGCCGCCGCCACCACCAACTCGCGATGATCCAGAAGTAAACGCGGCAGCGGACGCAGCGCGTCGTCGGCGTCGGTTAGCGCGTGGCCGTGCGTCAACGTTGTTAACTGGTGGTCAAGGTGCAACGGAAGAGGCGAACGTCGGTCAGAAAACATTGCTAGGTCAGTAATGGTTAGTAAAGCAAAGATGGCGTGCAACAAACCGAGGCGCACGCCGGGTGCCAGTAAGAAGTTTGTTGTGAAAGCCTGTCAGGGCGGCACCGAGAAAATCATCCGCTTCGGCGACCCAAACATGAAGATTCGCAAGAGCAACCCGAAGGCACGCAAGAGCTTTCGGGCGCGGCACAAATGCGACACTGCTGCAACGAAGAAAGACAAACTAAGCGCGCGACATTGGTCGTGCAGGAATTGGTGATATGGCAAAACGCCCCGGTCTTTACGCAAACATTCACGCCAAACGCAAACGGATCAAAGCAGGGTCTGGCGAGCGAATGAGGAAGCCTGGAAGCAAGGGCGCTCCCACGGCGAAGGCGTTTAAGCAATCAGCTAAAAAGCGGAGATAGAGATGCCAAAAGGTAAAGGTACTTACGGCAGCAAGGTTGGCCGTCCACCGAAAAAAATGAACAAGAAGCTCAAAAAGAAAAAGAAATAGATGTGTACGCCCGAAGCATACAAGCAGTTTGGAATGACGCAAAGCGACGGTAAGAAACCGCCCCGCTCGTCTTTAGGTTCACGCCTCGACCAAGCGCAACGCTCTGCCATGTCAGCGTCGGGCGGCGGCACGTATCAAGGGCGGACGGTAATGCAAGGTGTCCCGCGTAATACAGATGTCGAGGCGCTGCGGCGCACGACGATGCTGGGGGTTTAATGTGTATTCCGGCGAACAACCAAGCCAATAAAGGTTTTGACCCAGAAGGATCAGCGTTTGATTACGCATCTGCACATGCCGCTGGTATGCGTCCTTTAAGTGGGCATGGACCAAATGCCGGGCATTACGGTTCTGTTGTCCCTGCGTCACCGCAACAAATGCAACAATTCAATCTGCCACCCGAGAGCTACATGATTTTGAAGGGTCGATTGCATCCGACCTACGGCAAGGCTGTAAGCGGTGAAGAAGCAAGAGGTTACATAGTTGAAAAACGTGGGTCTCGTTATTTTTCGGTTCCCAGAAAACAAACGGACATGAAATGAACTTTCGAGATACGGACGCGATCTTCAAACGCTATCAGCGGATGAAGAATACTCGCGGCACATGGGAATCGCATTGGGACGAGATAGCGGAACGCGTGTTGCCCCGGTCAGCGGAGTTTACTGGCGACCGGACGGCTGGCGACAAAAGAACCCAGAAAGTATTCGATGCCACCAGCGGGCTTGCATTGGAGCGTTTTGCCGCTGCCGTCGAAAGTTTGCTGACGCCGCGCGGCGCAAAGTGGCACACGCTCAGAGCGAGCGACGTGGACCTGAACCAAGTGCCAGAGGTGGCTGGTTACTTTGATGCGGTAGAGAATATTCTTTTCCATTACCGCTACGCCCCCCGCAGTAACTTCTCATCGCAAATGCATGAAAGCTATATGTCGTTGGGGGCATTCGGCACGGGCGGCGTTTACATAGACGAGATGGCGACCGAAGGTTTCCGTTATCGCTCTGTGCATTTGGCCGATATGTTTATTGCCGAAAACGAACACGGCATTATCGACACGGTGTATCGTCGGATGAACTGCACCGCACGCCAAGCGATGTTGATGTTCCCAGACGGCAGCTTCTCAAAGGAATTGCGGGACAAGGCAGACGACAATCCAGACGAGCGCGTCGAGTTAATTCATGTTGTTGCCCCTCGCAGCGACCGTGATGCATCCAAGCGCACCCGCGACAACATGGAGTTTGGCAGCGGGTACTATGAAGTGAAGACGAAGTCGCTGATTGAAGAGGGCGGGTTTACCAACTTCCCCTACGTCATCAGCCGCTACGTCACGACATCGCGTGAGGTCTACGGTCGTTCTCCAGCCATGCTGGTATTGCCTGACATTAAGATGTTGAACCAGATGTCGCGCGTTACGATCCGCGCAGGCGAGAAGGTTGTCGACCCGCCCCTGTTGATTGCAGATGACGGCGTTATTTTGCCGGTCAATACACGTGCGGGCGGTGCTACGTTTGCGCGGCTGGATGGTCGGCTACAGCCACCAATCCAGCCGCTGAATACGGGCGGTCGCCCTGACATTGGCGAAAATATGATGGAGCGGCGGCGTCGAACAATTAACGACGCGTTCCTCGTTACGCTGTTTCAAATCCTTGTAGACAGCCCACAAATGACAGCGACGGAAGTGTTGCAGCGCGCCCAGGAGAAGGGGGCATTGTTAGCGCCTACCGTTGGCCGCCAACAGTCAGAGATGCTTGGACCGCTGATCGAACGTGAGATTGCGATCCTTGCTGACCAAGGTTTGCTGCCACCTGTACCGGAAGCGTTGCAGGAAGCGGAGTATAAGATTGAGTACGTCAGTCCGTTGTCGCGCGCGATGAAGAGTGAAGAAGGCGTGGGCATATTGCGGACGTTGGAGATGGTGCAACCGATTGCTGCGGTTGACCCAAGCGTCATGGATAACTTTGATTTCGATGAGATTACGCGAGTGCTGTCGGATGTGAATGGCGTACCGCAACGCATATTGAAAAGTCCTGAAGACATTGACGCGCAGCGCCAAGCGCGGGCGCAACAGCAGCAGATGCAGCAAATGCTGGACGCTGCGCCACAGGCGGCAGACGCAGCATTGAAGGTTTCGCAGATCAGTCAGGCTGCACAGCGTTGACGACACAGCGTCAGTTAGTCGAGGCATACCGGCATGTATTTATGGCAACGCCAGAGGGTCGGGTCGTTCTGCGAGATATGATGAAGGCCAGCGGATTGTTCACGGTTACGGGCGTCCGCAGTCCAGAAGAGGTTCAGCATCTGGAGGGAACGCGCGACATGGTGCGTCGCATTATTTCGTTCCTTTCTTTGGACGATGATCAGGTAATGAAAATTGGAATAGGAGTTATCGATGAGTGAGGAAGGGTCCGTACTTGCGGGTAACCCTGTAGAGACACAGGGCGAAGAGGAAGCAGCAGCCGTTGCTGTAACGTCAGAATTAACATCACCCGAGTGGGTCAGCGACGAGTACAGATCGTTCGTTGACAACAAGGGTTGGAAGAGTGCGGACGACGCATTGAAGTCTTATGTCAATCTGGAAAGGCAGATTGGTCAGGACCGCGTCGCTTTGCCAAACGAGGGCGACGATGTTGCGGAGTGGGAAGGCTGGTCAAAACTCGGGACGCCAGAAACGGCAGATGGATACGAGTTAAACGTACCGCAGGGGTATGAAGAATATTCGTCTGATCTGTCAGATTGGTTCCGCCAGGAAGCATACGCAGCAAAAGTCCCAGCGTCGATGGCGCAGCGGCTGCACGATGCTTACGTCCAGCGAATGATGGACAGCCAATCCGATTTAGTGCTGGATCAGCAGCGTCAGTTTGAAGATTGGGGCAATGAAATAAAGAAGGAGTACGGCACGGCATACGACGAAAAGGTTGGTATGGCTCGTCGCGCCGTTCGCGCTTTTGGTTCTGACAATCTATCAAATATGCTGAACGATACCGGATTGGGAAACCATCCCGAAATGATCCGAGCGTTTGCAAAAATTGGTGCGGAACTTAGCACCAGCAGACAGTTTAAAGATGCGGAGGAGGCCGGGTCATTTAGCATGACGCCGGAAAACGCCCGTGCAGAAATTGCCCGCATCCGCAGCCATCCTGGCTTAATGAATAAAGGCGATCCGGAGAACCGTGTTCTTAACGACCGCCTGACTCAATTATACGAGATTGCTCATCCAGCGGATGCAGCGTAGCGGATAAGGCACCCGCCCCCGCAAAGACGCGCCGGAAAGACGGCGACCACAGACGTGCCGGATTACCGATAACACGTTGCCAAACCCCTTGTGAAACTTAACCGATAGGAGAATGCACATGAGCGTGCAAATTACTACGGCGTTCGTGGAACAGTATCGGGGCAATGTCGAACATCTTGTGCAACAAAAAGGTTCGCGTTTACGTGACTCGGTCCGTCTTGAAACGGTTACCGGCAAGAACGCGTTCTTTGAGCAACTGGGTTCGACAACCGCCTCGAAACGTACCAGCCGCCATTCTGATACGCCTCGTCTGGATGTTCCCCATGCCAGACGCCGGGTAAGTCTAGTCGACTACGATTGGGCAGACCTCATCGATTCCGAGGATAAAATTCGTTCCCTCATCGACCCAGCAGGGCCGTATGCCGAGAACGCAGCTTTTGCTCTGGGTCGTGCAATGGATGATGAAATTATCACAGCCGCTGATAGCGCAGCTTTCACGGGTGTCGATGGTTCAACGTCTACGGCGTTTGATACGAACAATGTTGTTGACGTACAGGTCGGCGGCAGTTCGTCTGACGTTGGCCTTAACGTGGAAAAACTCCGCGCCGCCAAGGAAATCCTTGACGCTTCGGACATTGATCCCGAAATCGAGCGTTACTGCATCATCAATGCTAAACAGCTTAAAAACCTGTTAGGACAGACCGAAGTTTCTAGTTCTGACTTCAATACTGTCAAAGCGCTGGTTCAAGGTGAAGTCGACACGTTTTTGTCGTTTAACTTCATCCGTACTCAACGCATAGGTGTTGATGCTAACGCCGACCACAAGGTTCTGTTCTACGCCAAGCCGGGCATTTGCCTTGCTGTTGGTGCGGAACCGACTGTCCGCATCAGTGAGCGTGACGATAAAAATTATGCCCAGCAGGTTTTTGCGAGCATGACTATCGGAGCGACGCGTATGCAGGAAGACCTTGTCGGTTACATTGAATGTGATCCGAGCTAGGAGGGCTTAGAAAATGGGTACTAAAAACTCCACGCTGGTTAGCAATTTTGAAGCTACACCACCTGTATTGAACGATGTTGCCTTGCTGCATGGCGTGATGCGTGTAGCACAGGGGACTATCGCTCTAGCTGCGGGAGACAGCGACGACGATGATATCGTAATGCTGGCTCCCATTCCCTCAAACGCGACTGTCGCTCACCTCTTTATCGCTTCTGATACGCTTGGCGGTAGTTGCACTTTCAACGTTGGAATCTACACCGATGCTGGCGTTGTCAAAGACGAGGATGTTTTTGCTACTGCGGTCGCTGACGCGGGTGCAATGGCAGACGTTCGCTTTGAGGCGGCAAACATTAACACTGCCGGTCAAAAGATGTATGAGCTTGCTGGGGATTCGACTGACCCCGGTGGCTACTACTACATCGCTGCCACTATGGCGGCAGCGGGCGGTACTGCTGGTGATATGAGTTTCATCATTCACTACACCGTCTCGTAATTGATTAGGGGGGCTTCGGCTCCCCTTTTCTTTTGAGGTAAGCATGTCGACATTTGTTAGCATCAGTAATCGAGCATTAACGTTTCTTGGCGCGCAGCCAATAACATCGCTTTCCGATGACACCAAGGAAGCGCGCGCCTGCAATCGAATGTTCGAGCAATCGCGCAATCAAGTTCTCCGCAGCCACGCATGGAATTTTGCGGTAAAGCGCGCTGCTCTTGCCGCAAACACAATCGCGCCAGTCTGGGAATATACTAACGCGTTTGACTGGCCCGCAGATTGTCTTCGTATCATTGAAGCAAACACAACTGAAGAGTGGAACATCGAAGGCCGGTCGATTGTCAGCAACGCAGCGGCTCCCTTACAAATTATTTACATCAGCGAAGTGACGGACCCAACACTGTTTGACGCGCTGTTTGTCGAAACCTATGCCCTTCGCCTTGCTGCGGATATCGCTTACGAAATCACGGCAAGCCAAACGGTGTTGTCCAACATGGAGGAATTGTATCGACGCAAGATTGCGGACGCGCGAGTTGTTGACGCGCAAGAAGCGCAACCCGTCATTGAAGCTGACTTTTTGGAATCCAGAGTTTAGATGTCGCGCGTCACTTCAATCCAAACAAACTTCACGGCTGGGCAATTATCTCCACGCTTGTTTGGTCGTGTTGACCTCAACAAATACGCCAACGGTGCTGCGGAAATCACAAATCTGATCGTGCAGCCTCACGGCGGCGTGACGCGACGGCCCGGTACAAAGTTTATCAATGAAGTGAAGACCAGCAGCGCAAAAACGCGTCTGTTGCCGTTTGAGTTTTCAACCATTCAAGCCTATTGCGTGGAGGCAGGGAACCAGTACCTGCGTTTCTTTAAGGATCAGGGCGTCATCCTTGAAGCAAACAAAACCGTCAGCGCAATTACAAAGGCGAACCCTGGCGTCGTAACTGCAACCAGCCACGGTTTTGACAACGGAGATTTAGTTTTTATCTCGTCTGTTGTCGGCATGACTGAGGTCAACAGCAAGTATTTTAAGGTCGCCAGCAAAACAACCAATACATTCGAGTTGCAAGATGTTGACGGCACCAACGTTAATACATCTGGGTTCACGACTTACAGCAGCGGCGGCACGGCGGCACGGGTTGTTCAAGTCACGTCACCTTACGCAACTGCTGATCTGTTTTCCATTCAGTACGCGCAAACTGCTGACGTTATGTACTTGGTTCATCCGACATATGCGCCACGCAAGTTGTCGCGCACCAGCCATACGGATTGGACGCTGACTGAAGTTGACCTGCAAGACGGCCCCTATCTGGACGAAAACATTACTACAACAACGCTGGACAGCGACGGTACTACCGGCGACGTAACAATCACTGCATCAGCGGTAACCGGCATTAACGGCGGCAGCGGGTTTTTATCGACGGATGTTGGCCGTCTTATCCGCATCGGTCACCAAGCAACAGAGTGGGCCGCATCCACATCTTTTTCCGTTGGCGACATTCGCCGCAACAGCGGCAACGTTTACGAATGCATTAAAGCGGGTACGTCTGCCGGTTCTGGCGGCCCCAGCGGAGAGTTAGATTCAATTGTCGATAACACGGTAACGTGGAAGTTTATTGACGACGGCGGTATCCACCATGGCAACGCAAAGATTACCGCTGTCAATTCAACAACTGAAGTCGACGCAACCGTAAGCAAAAACTTTGCCGCTCACACAGCCGAAACCAAATGGCGGCTTGGCGCTTTCAGCGGAACTACGGGGTATCCGTCAGCGGTAGCATTCTTTGAACAGCGTTTGTTTTTTGCGGGGACAACCGACCAGCCGCAAACAATCTTTGCCAGTCGCAGCGGTGACTTTGAAAACTTTTCACCGTCTGCGTTAGATGATGGTGCCATCACGGTTACTATTGCAACGGATCAGGTCAACTCAATCCGCTGGCTGTCACCAGGACAAAAGATGGCAATCGGTACAGCGGGTGGCGAGTTTACGTTTTCATCGTCAGGCAATGAAGAAGCAGTGACGCCGACTAACCTTCGGGTGCTTCGGCAAGGAACGCGTGGCGTCCACACTACCCGACCCGTTAGGGTCGACAACCGGGTTCTGTTCATTCAATACCACCAACGCAAGCTGCGGGAGTTGGCGTTTGACTTTGCGTCGGACAGTTTCGTTTCGCCAGACCTGACGATCTTATCGGAAAACGTTACAGGCGATGGTCTTGTTGAAATGGCGTTCCAGCAAGAACCAGATAGCGTGGTTTGGGCAGTGCGTGATGACGGGCGTTTAGCTGGCTTGACGTATCTGCGCGATCAAGAAGTTGTCGCGTGGCATGAGCATGTCATCGGCGGAAACATTTCGAGCAGTTTCAACTCAGCCAGTTCGGTTGACAGTAATCAAATCACGATTAGCAGTCACGGGTATTCGACCGGAGACGCTGTCGTCTATGACGCGGCGGGTGGTGAAGTTGTCGGCGGGTTGACGGACGCACAGACGTATTTCGTTTACGTCGTAGACAGCAACACCATCAGTTTAGCGGCGAGCGTAGCCCAATCAGAAATCGGTGCAGTCATTACGCTGGCGGATGCGTCGAGCGCTTCAACGCAATTCTTAAAGCAAGATGCCAAAGTGGAGACAGTCATCAGCATTCCAGGCACGAATGAGGATGAACTGTGGATGGTTGTGCAGCGAACCGTCAACGGTGCAACGCGTCGATATGTCGAAGTGTTGACAACTAAGTTTGATACGTTTCGCGGTAGCACAAAGGTTGGTTCCGTTTTTGTGGACAGCAGCCTAACGTATGATGGAACTGCGACCAGCACGCTAAGTGGTCTCGATCATTTGGAAGCCGAAACAGTTTCCATTCTTGGCGATGGCTCTGTTCATGCTGACCGCGCTGTCAGTAGCGGCGCAATAACTTCAATCTCGCCAACCGTGACCCGCGCGTCTGTTGGGCTTCCATATACGTCAACATTGAAAACGTTACGCCCAGAAAAAGGCGGTGACGACGGTAGCGCACAAGGTCGACCGAAGCGAGTGTTTGAAACTACGTTCCGTTTCCTTGACACGCTTGGCGCTGAATATGCGCCTGGGAACAGCACCAGTTTTGACACGGTGCAGTTCCGCGAAGGTTCAACGCCGATGGATATATCACCCGCGTTATTCAGCGGTGACAAGACTGTGCAGTTCCACGGCAGTTGGGAGACAGATGGTCAAATTGCGGTGCGGCAGACGCAACCGCTTCCGTTTGAATTAACCTCCATTGTCACGCGCGTAGTGACGCATTCGGGGTAGTCATGTGTAATCCGGTGCTACTAATTGCAGCCAGTACAGCCGTCATGGCTTACGGCCAGTACCAGCAAGGCAAGGCGCAAGAAGCAAACTTGAAATATCAAGCGAGTTTGCAAGATTACAATGCGAAGGTTGCTGAGAATAACGCGATCTTGTCGCGCCAAGCAGCAGAAGCCGACGCAGATACAATTGACCGTCAAAGAAAAGTTGCATTGGCAAAACAAGCAGCAGGGTTCGCGGCAGCGGGTGTTACGATAAACGAAGGCAGCACTCTTGATGTGTTGGGCGACACGGCGGCTGAATTTGAGATGGACAGGCTCAACCGATTGCATCAAGGGCAATTGGGCGCAAACGCGGCAACCATACAAGCTCAACAAGATCGTGCAAACGCTGCGGGGTTATTAGCGCAAGGCAAACAAGCCGCAGCCGCTGGGCGCACAGCAGCATTGGGAACTATCTTGGCGGGCGGTGCAAAAGCAGCCGGTAACATTCCGTCGTCCTCACCGACGCCAAGTGCGCGAACAGTTCCTGTTCCCCGGTCCTTTAGCGCTGCGTCTGGCGTAAGCATGTTCCCCAGCGCTGGCCCACCATAGGAAAACAATGGCTAAAATACCCACATACACATCGCGCGCGGCGGCTGCGTCAACGTCTGGTATTCCTCGTGCGTCGGGCATTCCGTTTCGTGACTTTGCGTCACCTGGAATAATCGAAGCCGGGAAGCAAATCGGCGCTATCGCAGATCAACTTCTCAAGTCGGCAGAAGATGATGCGGTCGGTCAGGCGACACTGAATGCGACGTTAAAATTTAATGATCTGCAAATGGAATTGCAGACAATGGACCCGATGCAGGCGATATCATCTTTTGATGATCGTGCAAATGCAATTTTGGAAGAAGCTGGTGGCGGCTTGTCCAGTAACGCTGCAAGTCGCTTTCGCAACGCAATGCGTCGTGAGTTTGCGTCCAAAAAGATTGCCGTACAAAAAGACGGCATCACACGAGGCCGACAAAAGCTGGAAGCAAACCTTGTGTCGCGCATGGCGGGACTGGCTTCATCGGCGCAAGCTACTGACAACGACACGATCTATCAGCAACGGGCTGACGAGGCGCGTCAAGCAATTGACGAGGCTATCGCCAACCGCGTCATCGCAGCAGATGTTGGCGAGCGTTACTATCAGAATTATTTGAACGATGCAGACAGCGCCCGTGCGTCATTTGATATGCAAAGAGACCCAGACAATTTTGTGAAAAACATAAAGAGCGGGGAGTACCTGCCGTCATTGACCGGCGAGCAACGTGCAACGTTGCAGAAGCAGGGTAATGAAATATTAGAGCGTCGAGCGCGCAAGGCAGAAACAGAAAGAAAAGCGGCAGAGACAAAAGTTATTAAAAACGCAGATACCGCTTTGAAAGTTGTTGTGGCTGGTGGGGATTACAACAAGGTCGCCCAAGATTTAGACCCCGATATGCTTCGCATGAATATCCAAGATCAAGACGAAGCAGAACGTATTATTGAATTAACGCAGGACGCTGTTGCGGGTGCGGAAATTCAAAACGATTTGCACAACCGATCAGGCGCAGAAATAACGGACATACTATCCACATCAAAGGGTGATATAGACGCAAACGTTTCTCCGGAGTTGCAGTTACAGAATTTAGAGCAGGACAAGCGGTTACGAGCCGCAGCGGCGAAAGTATTAAAAGCGCGCCAAGAGGACGCTGGTCGGGAAGCACTCCGCAATGACGCGGTTAAAGAAACTTATCAAGATTTTCGTCGGGCGTTTATGTCAGGCGACACTGAAGCAGCGGGCGTAATGTATCGCAATTATGCTTTCGCTCGCGATGCTGAATACGACCGGCTGGGCATCAATCCAGAAGACCGGCGACTGCTACCGAATAGTATGGCCGAAGAGGAAGCTGATTTATTTAAGAGCGGTAATGTTACGCCAGAAGAAGCAGGCGAACGCATGAAGATGTTGCGTCAGACAATGGGCGACGACTGGCCGATGGCCCTTAACGAAATGCAAAAGTTTAAAATGCCACGGTCTGCCGCAAAATTAATGATGGTAGACGATGACAATATTCGCACACGTATGATCCGAGGTGACAGAGACGGTGGAGTGAGCGAAGTAACAAAACGCTACGGCATTAAAGAAAACGATTTTAATAAAATCATCGCGCAAACAACGCAAAAATTTATTACGGCAGCAGATAAAGTCGGTTTCGCAATGGCGGGCGGCATTCAAGATGCAGTGAAGTCAGTGGCAGTAGACATGATGGTTTATGGTAAGGAATCATCTCCACAGGCAGCAATTAAGGAAGCCTATGACCTCGTCGTTACCAAGCAGTATGCCGTTGTTAACGAGAATAAATTGCGTGGCATTGTGCCGAAAGAAAATTACGGAGACCGCAGCAGCATTCGTCTTGATGCTGGGTTAAATCATTGGTTCAAAGAAAATTCTGATTTTGTGTTTCACAAAAATAATCAAAAAGAATTTCTTCCCGGCGTAACGTCTGATGACGCGCAAAAAATAATGTTGGATTTAGTGCAGCAAAACGGGATGTGGCAGCTTACGCCAGATGGCAGCGCGGCAGAGCTTCATGTCAATGGTAGTAGAGCATTTGACGCTGAAGGTAGAGCGGTACGCGTTTCCTTAGACGAAGCAATAAACTTGTATGATCGTGCATTAGACGCACGAAGATCAACGCCAACTGGTTCTAGGCGAATGGGCGGCCAAGATCAGTAATGCCTCAACAATTTCCCTCTCCGTTATCTAACCGCATACGACCGTTTGAGGCGCAGTTTGACATAAGCACGACTGCGGGTGCCGCGTTCCGCGATGCGTGGGAAACCAACCCGTTTGTATCGGCGCTGACATCTTCAGAGTTGAATGAGGCGCGCGGCCTTGGCAGTGCAGCGTTCATTATTAACAAAGAAGACAAGATACGGCGGCGGTTAGAAGAAGACCCAGACAATTATCCAATCCTGTCGCTGGAAGAACAGAAAGAACAGATCGACGCTCTTGATC